AAAGAACATCACGCTAATCAAGGCATATCGCAATCCGCCAAAAGAGGTTGCACAAATGGTGTTCCAGTTACATCAGGGCTTAAACCCAAAGACCTTGTTGGCATACCTTGGCGTGTTGCTTTTGCCCTTCAAGCTGACGGCTGGTGGCTGCGTCAGGACATCATCTGGCATAAGCCCAACCCTATGCCTGAGAGCGTTAGAGACAGGTGCACCAAGAGCCATGAGTATATATTTATGCTCACCAAGAGTGCAAGGTATTACTTTGACAGCGAGGCGATAAAAGAGAACCGTGAAAGCGTTTGCACGAGAAAGCGAACCAGCGCATTCAGGCAACAGAATGAAGCACCTGACCAAACACTAACCACAATAGGTCGCAATAAGCGTTCTGTGTGGACTGTTACCACTAAGCCATATAAGGGGGCTCACTTCGCTACATATCCGCCAGACTTGATACTGCCATGTGTGAAAACAACAAAAGAAGATGCAGTTATCATTGACCCATTCTTTGGCAGCGGGACAACTGGACTGGTTGCAGTTCAGAATGGCAGGCAATACATAGGCATTGACCTGAATCCAGAGTATTGCGCCATAGCAGCCAAACGCATAGATAACGAGATGCAGCAAATAACAATAAACTTGGAGAGTTAATGCCCGACCTTACTTTTACGCAAGAGGAGTTTATCCTTGAGAAACAACGCAGAGAGCGACAGAAATGCGATGAGCTTCAATTAAAGTTCTCGCCATATACTGAATACGGCTTTTGGGAGTTTCTGAAATACTTATATCCCGACTTCTATACAGATGAGAAAATACCGCTCATGGAGCTTTCAGAGATTCTCAGGCGAGTTACTACTGGCGAATTGAGAAAGGTGCTTATCTCTTTCTTTCCGCGCGCAGGCAAGAGCAGGACTTGTAGCCTGTGGATTGCGTGGTGGCTTGGCTATGACCCCGACGGCTCCTTTATGCGGAACTGCTATAATGACAACCTTGCAATGGATTTGTCTAAGGCGGTGTTAGACACGCTTAACATGGATGAATATAAGGTTGTATTTCCAAATGTCAAAACAGACCCCAAAGCATCATCTAAAATGTCTTGGCAGCTTGACGGCACGACTATCTCCACATATTTTGGTGCAGGAATTAAGGGCACAATCACCGGGCGTGGATGCAACAGGGCAGCCATCCTTGACGACCCCATCAAAGACCCCGAAGAAGCCCTGTCTGAGACATACTTAGATAAACTTGACTTGTTCATTGAGACTGTGCACAATACCCGTATAAACACTACCTCAAATTGTGCTGAGATTATCATTCAGACGAGATGGTGCGAGAAAGACCCAATTGGATTAAGGGAAGATGATGAGTCTTGGCATAAGTTTATCTTTCCTGCGCTTGACGAAAAAACGGGGAGAAGTGTTTGCGAGGCAATGATACCCACCGAAAAATTACTGGCTATCAAGAATACTTGGGAAAAGAAGAATCTTGGCTGGATGTTTCAGGCTCTTTATATGTGTAAGCCAGCCGACAGGGCTTTTGCTAAATTGAGGCTGGATGATTTGAAGCGGTTTAGTATGAAAGACCTTGAAAAGCTGGGAAATCCTGACGAAGTGCTGGGCTGGTGTGATTATGCAAACAAAGGCACAGATAACTTGTCCGCCCCGTTCTGTTATAGATATGGTGACAAGAAATATATTGTAGGCGTAGTATTTTCTAATGAAGACAGTGTTGCGCTGGAGAGACCATTGCTTGAAAAGATTGCCTACTTCAAGCCAGATGATTTTGTGTTTGAGAGCAATCAGGGCGGGGTTGAGTTTGCCATGAATTTGCAAAGAAATAATCAGGGCTTGTTCAGTGCGATTGGTCTTGACATAGATTATCGGTCAACGTCAAGTAATAAGGAAATCAGAATTATGCTTGCATTAGGCGAAATTAAGAATAACTGTTACTTTCTTGAAGATGACGAGCAAGACGACCATTATAGACGATTTATGTCTAACTTATCTAACTATGGAAAATATAAATATGGAAAGGATGATGCGCCAGACTCTATGGCTGGACTGTTGTCAATGATGTCTGAATCCTTCGACGTTGAGATAGATTCTCTTGGTAGTGAAAATAAAATGCTTGACACTAAATATGTAAAAGATAATAATGAACCGGACACTGAAGAAGAAGATTCTGATGTTGAAATATTTTAGGGAGAACATAATTGAAAGACGAAATTAAAGTTGTTTCAGAAGAGCCTGTTGGCGGCAACACGGTTGAGAAAGAGTTTCTTGGTGCTGATGAAATATTTTTTGCTCCTATCTCTAAGTCAATAAGTTTGCCAAAGAGTTCTGTCAAGCTTGCCACGCCACAAAGTATCAAGGCTAATGGATGTATTTTGCCTCCCTATAACCCCTCGCAAATTCTGGCATATAAGGCTATTGATATAACTTATCAAACCTGTATTGCCATCAAGGTTGATACAACAATTGGGCGGGGCTATTCGTTCGGTTATAAGGATATTGACAAGCACAAAGATGTTATTGACTTTTTCAAATCACCAAACAGAAACTTTAATGATACATTTACATCTATTCTCAAGAATATGTACACAGACTTTGAGTTGTTTGACAATTGTTTCCTTGAATTCGTAAAGAGTGGGAATAAGAGGTCTCTGTATTCCTTGCCCGGCAAGGACATGTATATCAAGCCAAAGGTTGATAAGTTTGGCAACACTTTACGTGAAATTGATAAGTATATGTATATTCCTGATGGTTGTTCCAGCCCGACTGTGTTTGAGCCATACCCTGTGTCCTCTAAAACACGAGATGGCGTGCATTATTGCCTGCACATGAAAAAGCCGTCGCAAGAAAATCTTTATTACGGCAAGCCGGATACATCACACTTATTTGACTTAATTAAGCAATCCTATTTGACAGACCAGTACAACATCAACTTCTTCTCTAACGGCGGACAGCCTGCCTGGGCGGTTTTAATTACCGGCGGGAAGCTAACCAAAAAGAGCTACGAAAAGATTAAGGAATTTATTGAGAACAATCTTAAGGGTGTCGCAAATTCACACAAGATGCTATTTCTGTCTGTGCCGAATGAGAAGGCTCAGATTAAATTAGTGCCGCTCTCAAAATCTATCGACGAACAGTTTATTACCTTGGCAGATAAAATACAGTTCAAGATTGCTCTTAAGTGCAGAGTTCATCCAAAATTGCTTGGTTTGTCACAGGGCGGAAACTTTGGTGGAGGCTCGGCTGGCATAACTGACCTGAAGCTGTTTATGGAAACTGTATCACAGCCGGAGCAAAAGACTATTGTTGATTTTATTAACAGATTCCTTGAGCTTGAGTTTGGTGTTAATTGTGAGTTTAGCCTGAACGGAATGAATATTTCTAACGAGAAAGATGATGCCATTATTGCTAATATGTATTACAATATGGTTGATGAGTTTGGCAACAGAGTATTATCCGTGAATGAAATCAGGCAGATGTTCTTACATCTCAAACCAATTGACCTTAAGGATACTCCACAAGACGAGAGCGAAACTGAACGCATGGGCAATTTATCTGTTAAGCCTAATAAGGATGGTGACTTGCATACAAGCGATAATTCTGACTTAGGTCAAGGTGACGGGCAGGCGTCTAATAATCTTGACCCAAACAAAAATAATGATGAAAGCACAACAAGGTTATAGGTGGTAAAATATGGAAACAATAAAGAAAAGGCGACAACTTAGCGATGTTACCATTACTCATGTTTCATACGTGAGGCGTGGCGCAAATAAGAAGCAATTCTTTCTTGCCAAATCTGCCTGTAGGCATTCTGATGCGGAGTTTAAGGTAAGGTTCCTGTCGAAGAATGACGATGCCGACGAAAAGCGTCTATTATATGGTATTGTTTATGAGCCTGACTCCGAGGACACCTATGGCGATTTTATGACAAAAGAAGAAATTGAAAAAACAGCTCACGAGTTTCTTGAGCATTACCGTAATATCGATACTGAGCATAACCTGCTGGCAGGTGCTGGCGTGGTTGTTGAGAGCTATGTTGCACCAGTGAATCTAAATATTGGTGATAATGTTATCAAGGCAGGTAGTTGGGTCTTGGTTACACGTGCCAGTGAGGACATTTGGGAAGCATGGAAAGACGGCGAAATAACAGGTTATTCGATGTTTGGTATTTCT